CTCATGTTTCAATACCCCACCATTCTCAGCTATCTTAGTGACGGCATCTCCTCTCGCTCCAAAAGCATAAGACTCCAACATAACAAGACCTCTATCTGCGGTAAGAATGGATAGAGCCCAGTCGGCTAGTCTTCGTCTTCTGTAGGTTTGAGAAAAGAAGTCTGGATAGGCTTTGACTGAAACAAATTCAGTAGACTCTTCTTTACCTAGACAGTAGCTATGCCACTTGTCTTCCCAGACTTTTGTAATAGCGGGTGAAGTTAACGAATAGTCAACCCCCCAGAACGGAATTTTCCGCACGAGCTTTTTCCTCTTCTACGCATATTGGAAGTGTACCATCAACAATTACTTGAACTTTTGGATTAAGTGGATTGTCTTCGACTACTTCTTCGAAAGTTATGGAATGACGGAGAGCATCTACAGTACATCCACAAACGGACCTTATTTGTTCAGGCCAGAGTTGACTGGAAAACATCTGTGATTCTTCTATTTTATCAGAACAACCCTGAATGAAACCATAAATCCATGCTGAGTTGTACCAATAGGGTTTTGCTCCGTCAGGATGGGCGTGAAGGCTAGAAGCCGTCAGAATCGCCATCATCGTAAAGACCAGCTTCTTTCTCTTCTTCAATCTCGTTATTGATTCTCTCAATGTCTGTATCATTTTGTCTCAATATATTATGCCGTATCTCTTGGTCGGAGAAGTACCTACCACGATGGTCGATGGCTTGTCCAACGAGATTCAGTCGTTGTTCCATAAGTTCAGCATTCTTGAGTTCATCAAAATGAGTATCAGTTTCATAAACAAAGAGAATGTCGTCCCGAATTTGGTCCCAGTCCTCAGCCGATGCAATACCTTTTAACAGACATTGTTTTTTCATCAAGTCATAGAACAAGCCGTTAAAACGACTTCTGAGTCTATCTAGGAATTTTCCAAATTTAATTTCATCCCTTGTTATCTCGGAAGCTCTACCAAAGAAACCAGATGACTGTTCATCTGACATTCTAGAGAGTGGGACATTCAAGGCTTTGTAAAGTTTTTTCTGAAAGAAAAGAATATCTTCGATGTCGGCTAAGTTTTGACCGCCTGGCAAAGTAGTTATTTCTGTTCCTCTACCACCTTCTCTTCGTGGGAGCCAGAAGTCTTCAAGAATACTTGCAAACTTTCTGTCATCCTTTACTTCTCCAGTATTAGCGTCGTATACAATTTTGTTCTTGTATCTCTGCATAATATCCCGCATATATTGTTCCGCCTTTATCTTTGGCAGGTTACCAACATCTACGTAGAATATTCTTCGTTCTGGAGCACGAGAGACACGATAGATGATTTGGGCATCTTCTACCATTCTCAGGTTGTTTAGAGGTTTGATAGCTTTGTGTAGGTAACCAAGAACCATCTTGCGTCCAGCGTCCATGAGACCTGAACCAGAATACGCTATCGAATCCTTGGATATTTTGATTTGAGATTTACTCCCTGAGTCTTTCGTGAAGAAACCTGCAGGAGCGTAAATGTAATATTCATCAAACTCAGGTATTATCGGTACATTCATTGAGTTCTGTAACTGTTCGGGAGAAGGGCGTCTTTCTTCCCTTACCTTTTTCAGTTTCAGCCCATCGATGATACGGAGTTCTGTGAGACCTTCCTCTGGTTGCTTTGGGTCAATGATACAATGATAGTAGACTCTACCATCAATATACCAACGCTTGAATACATCGTAACCAAGATTGCGGAAGTCTAGAAGGCGTAGGATAGTCTTAAACTCACGATGGAGTTCTTTCTTGACTTTATCGCCTACGTTGAGGTTTGAAAGGTTGAGGGTGACAAGATCGGTTTTCCCTGTGTCTACAATAATCTCATTAACGATATCATCGATTGCCGTCTCACACTCAGGTTGTAACGCCATACCACGATATCGGGCGATTAAGTCAAACTCATTTTTGACTGTACCCTCAAGATCAAGGAACTGACCAAACGCCCCAGCACCAGAAGCAATGGAGGCTACCCCATCTTCTGGTTCTGGAACTGTAAAATGCTGAGAGGTCAGCTTGTCACTGTCGTCCTTCCCGATTGTAAAACCGAAAAGTTTGATTGCCATAATATTTTCTCTGTACTAATTAGTCTTTAAGTTCACGAGTTGCGGACTTTTCAATCTCATAGTATTGATAAGCCATCTCAACTGTGAAAGATTCTATCGTATCGGTATCCCCATAACTTAAAGCGATATCTCCAACGTTAACTGGGAACGCGGTATTGAACTTATATCTGCGAAGTTCGTTACCCTTCTTTCCAAGTTGTGTTACATATATAGTGGAAATTATTTCGCTATCGGAGTTAATCTCTACCTTGTTTCCAAATACGTTTGCGAAGTTTTGAATGTCGTGAGTCCACTCTTCAAAAGCGACTCTGATACTCATGTCCTCATCGTTGTAAAAGGAAAGAGAGAGGTTTCCGTAAGAACGAGTTCCAGGCAGTTTCACCTGTCTTCCCATAAAACTAACAGGAATAGAACTGAGTTCTGTTGCAGGTAAACTCGCTGTCTGACACAATAAGAAGTGTTCAGGAGCGAATGTTGGTACGTTCTGAAAATACTGTTGCCCTTTTCCTTCAATACTTACAGCAAATAAGTTAGGACGAGCACCAGCTTTTGGAAAACTCTTGATAAAATCATTTATCGAATATGCTACATCAGCCATTTATCTCCTTTATACTGCCCCAACTGCTTCGCTAAATTCGACCCCAGAACGGACCGCAACGAATGTCAGTTGAATGAAGTTAATAGATTTAGTGGGCTTGATAAAGATATCAGCTGCGAACTTGTTAGCATCAATTAAGTCAGGAGTATTATTGGTTTCGTCACAAACAACTAAGAAGTCTGTGATACCTTGTCCTGATTTGATACCTTCCAAGAATCCCTCAATAAGTGAGGAGAAGTTCGACCTTGTGAACGCAGTATTGAACTGGAACAACTGGTCTCTCGCCGCTTGACCGATAACTTTTTCGCAGTAAATGAAAAGTCTACGGACGTTGATTCTGTCAAACGCACTTGGTTTTGGAGAAAGAGTTTTGTCACCAAAAAGAACTGTACCTTGGCCTGGGAAACTTACTACTGGGTTGTACCCAATTCTGTAGAGTTCGTCCCTTTCTTCCTGTGTTGGATTGTAAGCCAAACGAATAGCACTGTTAATAGTACCTCGTTGGAATCCAGCAGGGGAAAACCATGTATCAGCGTCAGCGTCAGTCCTTGCAAGGATACCCGCAATGTCTCCGTTCAACGGAATCCAGCGATAGGTGTCATTGTATTTATCGTACTGATATCCCCATCCAGTATCTAGGATAGAGTATGTTGACGATGTCAAGGATGTTCTGAAGTTTTTCAAATTTGAAAGTTCTTGATTTGGTTTGTTAACTACGTCTGAGAACTCAGGAGAGATACAAACTACACAGTCCTTTCTCTTCCCTGCGATACCTGTGATGTAGTTAGCAAGTGTTGCCCCATCCCCTTCGGGTGGTGCACCCATCATTATGATGGATATTTCAATAACGTTAGGGTCGTTGAACTTGTCCCATCCCAGTTGCATGTCGCCAACTGTGATAGCAGCTCCGTCACTTCCGCCAGTCATTTCAAAGTAATAGTTTTGTTTGACTGTCGTAAAACGAGCGTTCTTTGTGTATCCTCCCCAGTCTCCAGTCGCCGCGGCCATCGCTTCGTTTGGATGGTTCAACCAAGCTACGTACTGTGAAGTGTTATTGATTCTCTGTTTGTAATAGATGCTCGCACCTTCAGGTGACTTTGCATCTCGACCTACAGACAAGTTAGACCATGACTCAATGACATCGTCTTCTACTTCTGTCCAATCAGCGGCGTAGTCGTAGATAACACAATGTATTTCGTCATTTGTAGCGTTCGCTGTTTCAGCGTGACTACTTGTGCCTGGAGCTGAGTCAAAGTTCAATGCGAACTTCCATCTCTTATCGTAACTCGTTCCACCTGCAATAGCGGTAGTCGAGATAGTATGTTTCAATGTCATTGAAGTCGCTGACTCAATGGAAACAATCTCTGATGTGTTAGCTCCGACAACAATAGAGTCTCCTACAATGAAGTCTGTATTGAAAGCTGTTCCAGTTCCAACAACTGTTAAACTGTTGGCTGTCAAGGATACTGTTCCAATCATATTGAAATCTTCAAAGTTGGAATGTATCATCCTTGTTGCGGTTGAACTCGCAGCTTGGTCGGCCAATGGATATGTGAAATCGCATTGGGTATTTGATGTTACTGAAGCAACGTGAAAAACGTTGCCGTTGATGGAGACTTTTGCTCCAACAAATAATTCTTCGTCAAAAAGCGTACCTGTTCCTGTGCAGACTCCAGATACAACCTCACAAGTCCCAGACATTTCAATAGCTGGAGTGTCGGCTGGACACATAGCTATACCAAGGGAATTCCCCAAGGTGCCTGGAAATTTTGCTGCCCAGAACCTATTTGGAGTGGAATCTAAGTTTCCACCTTGGTCTGGGTCTAGTCCGATATAGGCGTCGGCGTTTTTAATCAAACGGCCTCCCCCATCAGTCGTAGCGTTCATTGCGTCATCAGCTACGACTCTGACTAATCTTAGGTTGTTACTGTAGCTCAGGAAGTTTGCCGCAGCATAATAATGAACGTAGGTGTCTTCGTTAGGTGCTCCAAACCTCGCACGGAGGTTAGGTTCTGATGTCACCAATGTGATGTCATCAACTGGACCCCATACAAACTGTCCCACTCCAGCAGCGATAGAAGTCGCTACTGCAGGAGTTCCAGTAGTAAGGTCAATCTCCCTAATCGAGACGCCTGGACTTATTGGAAATGCCATATAACTCCTTTTAGTTACAAATCGTCAGCAGTTGCGTATTACTAGAGTATTTAGTAAAATCGAGTATTACGACAACCACGAATCGTCTCCATCTTTCACCACCATTGTGGGTGGTTCCTTATAGTCGTATTCTGTTATTCCGTCATCATAAAATCCAAACGGAGTTATATCATCCCAAGTGTCTTGGTCGACATCTTGAAGGAATTCACTTCGTAGGGAAACCTCAATGAGGTCTTCAAAGTATTGTTGTGCAGAAAGCCAACCAAATAAGAGACAACACATAACTAAATCATCCGTATTGCCTGGCTGGGCTTCCCAACTCTTCCCCTTCTGACAGAAGGCGTAAAGTTCTTGTATGAGGTCAACATCCTTGATAATGACTTTATCACCTTCAACCATATTCTTGAACATATTTGCACCAATGTTCTTGGTTATCATAGTTTGTCTCAGTCCCATAGACGCGGACCTAGAGAAACC